CGTAAATAAGGTTAAAATCACATTCTTCAATTAATTCTATGGTAAAATTCTCTTGACCATATTTTTTCATTGAGTTATATAACTTTGATTTATAATTTGAGGTGAAACATCTTGATAAATGTTCCTTAAATCTTTTATCTAATGACGATATAGTACAACCTATATAAATTAAACCATTTTCTTTATTTGTTATTTTATATATCCTTCCTTTTTCTACGCTCATTGGTGTCTTTTATTATAAATATCACCAAATAACATAAAAGTTAATCTTTTTTTGTTGTTAATCGTTTTAATTGTAGTAGAAGATAATCTACTACGTTTTGTTTATCCACTCTTGTTAAAATAAATATCTTAGTTTGTGACTTCCGTAAAATTAAAATTCCCGTAGAATCATATTCGTATAATCTATCTTTATGAATTATGTTGTGTTCATCATTCACAAAATAATCAAACCATAATAGATATGATTTTGCAAAAAACTTATCTGTGTCCTCTTCCGTCATAGTAGGGTGAACTTCTATGATACTAGGATGGGCGTTAAACTTCTCCTTGAAAAGGTTAATACAATGTTGTGGTATTTCTTTCATATTTATAACGGGAATTCATCATCATCGTCACCCCAATTTTGTCTAACCGGAGCAACATTATAATTATACGAATTTAATTGCATAATTGAATCGTTTTCCCAAGCTAAATAAACACCTTTACTTATACTTGTCACACTTTTATCATACCCATCTCTACTGTAATCTTTAATTATATAATCAGAGAATACTTTTCTTCCACCAAATTCACCTTCAATCTGTAAAGTATCAAATAGTTTCTCATATTCCATCGCACTAATTTTCTCATCCAACTTAACCAAGACATCATCCCAAGAACTATCTAATCTATGATTAAACTTACCTAAGGTCTGAACTCTATTCAGTTTAAAGTTAAAATCACCATTTGACCATACAAGAGGAACGATATCATATTCAACCGACGCTCTCTCTTCAGTTTCTCCCTCACCACGTCTTACAGATATTAATAAAGAACTCACACGTTTAATATAAGTCTTAACACAATTGTTTTGGAAGAACGACTCATTATTATATCGTTTGGATGTTAGTAATACCTCAGGGAAATATGGGCCATCTTTGGTTAATATCACCTCGTTAACCTTTTCAACAAACACCGGGTTGTAAATTCTTGTGAAGTCACCATTTGTATAATGATTGTATTTCTCAGACCAATCGTAGTGTTCCTGAGTAAATTCATCGTGAGTTTTTGATTTCCACTTAACCGGTTCCAAATTTTTTAAGAAATTATAAAACCTAATGTGGTCATTAACCGTATGAGAATTAATTAACTTTCTATAATATAATTTATAGATTTCAAAAAAGTTTAATTTCTCAGATTTAGACAAACCATTAAAAAATGTGTAATTATCATTTAAAATCCCCAAATCCCAAGCACTTAAAAAAAGATTAATTATCTCATCCGGTTGATTTAGTATAAATTTTTCACCAAAAATTTTACAAGCATAATTAAAATGAAGACCATCAACAAATCTATTAATGGTGTGTAACGATTTCTTAATCTTATCACCCTTTAAGTTATGAACTTTCATTAAGGCATCAACATATTTGTAATCACACTTCACCAAATCTTTTTTCTTTGGTTGAGGATATGCGTCAATAAGTTCAAACCAATTGTTCGGATACTTAACACCTTGAGCATCCAAATAACGTCTGTATATTTTTTGTTCCGGTAATAATTCAGGATATTTTTCAGTTCCGGGAATTGAATTAACAAATACCGACACAACTTGATTTACAATCGTTGGAACGTCTATTGTTTTTTTATCTTCCGCACTGAAACTATCTCTCACCCAACATCTAATTTTATTTATTGGGTCAGAATTGAATAATGAACGTCTGATTCTTTTTCTACACTTTCTTTTTAAGTGGTAATTATCTAACGAACCCTCATACAACGCATTGGTTTTATGGTTGAAAGTGATGAACTTACAATTAGTATTTGTCTTAAACCATTTTGAGTTCATTCTTCGTCTTCTATTATACCAAAACATCTTGAAGGTAATCTTATCACCCTCTTTTGTTAGAGTTATAATTCTTCTTACCATATCAACTTGAGCAAATGGATTACCATAATGTTCGGTAAACTTTTCTTCAGTATTATACTCACATTTCATATCAAAATGACCCCAAGGTGCAGAACTAAGAACTACCCCAAATGGAAATTCACGTTCTTCCTCCTCTTTAGTTAAAAAACGATTGGTGTCGGAGTATTCATATACCCGATATTCTTTTCTAGTAAGATTAAATAGTTCTTCTTTCATAATTCATATTAAGATTACAAAAGTAATACAATAATTTTAATTATACAAATTAATTAAGAGAAAATTGTCCGAAAGGTGTTTGAATAAATACTGATTTAATTTTATCAATATCAATCTCTTGATTCTGAGATTGTTTAAGAGCAACAACAATAGCGATGATTTGTTTTTGAGTTAATAAAACATCCTCTCCGTTATTATAATTTTCTAATGATTGTTGTTTTACTCGGTCGTAGAAGTCCTCCTTCAAAACATCCCCAATCAACTGAAGTAAGTCGTTGGGGTTGTTATTAAAGAAAGTTATAAATTGATTAATGTAGATTTCAACGTCAACATTTTTCATAATAGTATTTTTTAAATTATTCTTCTTTGTGATAGAAACCAGCACCTTCTGCAAAAGCTTCTAAAGCTTGTGGAACTTTAACATTTGGACTTCTATTAACATTCACAAATGTAAGTTTTGGTAAATTCATAATACATTCAGGTAAAGATTTTAACTCAGGATTGTTTGGAACCGCAAGAATCATTAAACTTTGTATCTGACAAATAGAATCCGGAACTTTATCAATAACATTTTCGAATAATACCGCTTTTAACGATTTGAATCGAGTGATTGAATCCGGAATATTTAAAATAATACGCTCATTAGATGTATTAATAATATTCAATCTTGTAATTGTTTCAGGTAACACCTCAAATAATTCATCAAAACCATACAGAGCCACAAATTTACCTGTTGCTGTTCCCGGATATTTAATCTCAACATTTTCAGTGTTTGGTTTAACAAACCCTTTTGCAAATTCAGGTTTAAGAATATCTTTAAATTCAGACCATTTACCATTTAACCATTCAACAATTGGAATATTACCCTCACGAGAATATTGGTTACGAGATTTAAATTGGTCAGTTGGGAAGTGAATTTGATATCTTTCAGTTGGTAAACCTGTTACCTCACCCACTTGACCTTTATCATCATTAGCAATAAAGATATATAATGGACCTTGATTTCTATATGTTTGTGAGTGAGAAGAACCTTCCGCAGCCGTACACCAGTTAGTTTCACCTCTATCAATACCACCACTATATCCACCGAAATAAGATGCCGCTTTGGAACCTAAAGTACCTTTGTCAGAGATTCTAATTAAAGTATATTCAGAACCAACTTTTAAAATCTCAGCTCCGGGAATATCAAAGTTTTTATTAACCGCAGTTCCCGCATCTTTTTTAACTTTTTTACCACGATAAGCACCTAACTCAACAGTAGTATCACCATATTTAACATCTAACTGAGCCAATTCAGTAAATGATTTAACATTATCAATATTCTTTTTAGACGCATCAACTAAACTACCTTTAAATCTTTCGTATTTAGTTAATAATTCTTTGAATTGAGGTAAGTCCTCCATAAAGTGTCGTCTATATTCCACAGCATCTCTTTTGTACTCCTCAGAACCAACTTCAATAGGTTCACCATCTTCATTAGTTAATTGTGGTGTAACAAATCTCTTCAACATCCACTGAACATATTTACCAACTTTAACTTGGTCACTTGTCATATCCTTAACAGACGCACTTGCCACATCATAATCTAACGGTCTGGTTGTAGGGTCAGCAAAAACTATGTCTCTAACAATCTCAAAAGGTAATATACCTTTTTTTCTATCACCACTAGGTAACACATATTTTTTATACAATACTTGAAAACGAGCGTCCTCAGTTATTAAATTTGATAGTACTTTTGTAATCTTCATTTTAATTGTTTTTTATTATAAATATTTGTTTTTTGTAAATAATTCATAAAACATCATTTACTTTTATTTGAGACGACAAAGATAACAATTATTTTTTGATATCCAACTATTTTTGATAATTCATAATTAGAAGTTCTTCACCCATATTTTGAGTCTTACCCTTCTTAGCCGCAGCAGCCTTAGCAAACTCTTTTCTCTCCCAAACATATTGAGTTTCAGGAAACCAAGTGTGTAACTGTGGAAAATCATAGTAAGATAAAGAGAACTTCCCTTGAATACCTTTTAAACAATCAGATAATCTCTCGTGGTCAGCACTATCAAAGTCGTGGTTATTGTAATAATTCTCTGTCTTCCAATATGGTGGGTCTGCATAAACATATGTAGATGGACTATCATACTTTTGAATAACCTCTTCAAAGTCCATATTCTCAACCTTAGTAATCTTTAAGAAATGTTCCACCCAATCCGGTTTAGATAGTTTATCTCTGAATGTAAGATACTTTGATTTGTATTTACCTTTTAGGTCAATAAAATTACTTGTTTCAGGTTTAGACCCCGAGAATACCTGAGCCAATACATAAGCGTATTTTGCTGCAATAACGTAATCGTAAGCCCGTAAGCTTAAATTCTCGTCAAAAATTTCAGCTTGGAAGCTGATAAATTGTTCTCTGTATATATCCGGTGTTGGAAACTCCCCTCTTTGTTGACAAGGAATATTATTTACTTCTTCTAATAATCTTTCAGGATTCTGAAGACACTGAAACAAATTATAGTTAAGTGGATTGAAGTCGTTATAAACAACTTCTTTTAAATTGGGGTATTTGGATAGGTCCATATTAAAGAATACCCAAAACATACCTGAAAATGGTTCTATGTATGTTTCAATGTCTTGAGGTATGAATGGAA